TGTCGGTCAGGTTACCGGGCCAACTGCAGTAACTGAAGAAAATAACAGTCATTTTGTCAGCGTGGTGCGCTGCACGTTTACTGCGATTTAATGACCAAGCCAATCACGGAGCTTACCAAGGACATTCGTAGGCTGATTGAGACTGGCCGTGAAACCGCTGGCCCAGTCATTATTCGATCATTGCAAAGTGAAGGGCCATGGTGGACTTCTAGCTTTGGACGCAAATGGCAATTAAGTCAAACTGCTGTTAAGCCAACAGATGATCGGCCTGGATTCGATAGGGACATTGAAGATGGTATTCCTGCCCGAACAACGGTTCCAAAGCCGAGCAAAAACAGCCCTGTCACAGTTTCTTCGCTGCGTTTTCCAATTAAAAGTCCGATGTATGTCGGCAACTCGACCTCATACGCAGGCTTTGCTGTCAACAACCCAAACGCAACAGTGCCTCGCCGAGGAGGTGGTACAGCCACTTACGAGCAGCATAAAAACCGAGATGGTTTTCAGTTGACGTCTAAAAATCAAAATCCTGATTGGTACAAGGTTTATACGCAATCAGGCGGTGTGCTGGGAGACCTAGACAAAGCTTTTAAAGCTACTCGCTTGGGATAAGCTATATTGTGCTAGTTGACTGAGTTTTATGGCTGAAACACGCGCAATCGACAAGCTATGTGAAGCGTTCAGCGTCGAGCAACGCAGCAGCTACACAATTAAAAGCGGTGAAGAGGTTGTTCTCAAGCTGTATTGGAAGCCTTTGACGATTGCTGATCGTGATGCGATCAACAGCTCGTTAAAAGCATTGAACGTCGGTGCGGCTGAAGACAATCTGGATTTTGCGATTCAGATGGTCATTCGCAAGGCAGAGGACGAAGCTGGCAAACGGATTTTTTCGGACGGCGACCGTGCCAAAATTCGCAACCGCCTGCCTTTAAGCATTGTGCTGGACATTATGTCCAAGATGCAGGGCATGGATGAGGTGGAAGAAGCAGACGACCTTAAAAGCGAGGATTGATAAGGACCACTATCTGTTTCTGCAGTTTTTCATTGCTGAAAAGCTAGGCATGACACTGGCTCAGCTTCGAGCCAGCATGTCGATGGAAGAGCTAGTTGCTTGGAGCGCTTACTGCTCGGTCAAGTCTGATCGGGAGCAGAAGGAGATCGAGCGGAGTCGTCAGCAGGCTCAATATCGCCGTGTGCGCTAACCTGAAGGCAATGTCTTCGGGTTAGTCGTGGCCGCTGAATACGAAGTCAATATCAAGATCAATAGCCAAGAGATTGAGCGCGAGCTTGGCAAGATAGATAGAACAGTCGCCAAGATTGGAAAGTCCAAAGGGGGCGGTGCTCGTAGAAAGCGTGGAATTGCTGGGTTACTGCCCAGCTCGGAAGAATTAAGAGCGGCTGAAAAGGGACTTGTTCAGCTAACTGCTAAGACAAAAAACATTCAAAACATACAAGATAAATTTTCTGAAAGAAGGACTCGTGCTTTAATAAGAAGCAATGCTCTTAACGAAAAAGAGCTGCGAATAAATAAACAATTAACTGCTGAAGCTAGGACACGATTGCGGTTGCTTAGCCAGGCAGGGGCAAAAGGTTTTGATGGAACGCGTCCTCAGGGCCGTCAAATGGCCGACAATATAAATGCTTTAACTAAAGCTCAAGAAAAGCGAGCAAGGCTTGCAAATAAGCTTAATGAAATGGAGGCAAAGGGCCTTAATGTTCAAAAACTAAGAGAAAAATTAGGCAAAGCAACAACTGAACAATCTGCAAGGCGTTTTGCTAGTGCTGAAAAAGAGTTTCGTCTGCTTGCTAAATCAATTCGTTTAGAAGAATCTAAGTTACGAATACTGAAGCGGCAGCAACAAGGCTTCCCGTCTAGCCCAGTGCGTGGAACGCGCACAATGATGGACTCTCCAGCCCAGATTGCTGCAGCTGGTCGTCAGATTGCAAGTCCAATTAGAGGTGGACTCGGTTTTCCAAGATCACCAGCGTTTCTTGCTGGTGCGACTGCTTCCAGAACCCCTTTGGGGCCAGCAGGAAGTTTTCCCCAAGCTCTAGGAGGGTTGCCAACTGGTGGAGCTGCGCTTCCGATTCGAGGCAGCATATCAATGCCTGGCTCTCCAGTAGCAGTCCAAGCTGCTAAGGCAACAAATTTGAGAGCAGTCAAGGTTGAAACGTCTTGGGCTAAGGCGTTAGGAGAACTGCAAGAAACAGCTGGGATGTTGAAAATGAAGGATACGAGAATAAAACAAAGTTGGAGCACGGCTTTAGCTGAATTGAATGAAACAGCTAGTTTGCTTCGAGTGCGTTCACAGCAAGCCAGCGCAGGGCTAACTGGTCAATCGTCACCGATTGGTGGCGCGACAAACATTCCAGGATCGCCAGCATTCTTGCGCAGGCAGCAACGTATTAAAACGCTTGAGCAGGTTGGTCTTGGCGCTGGTTTCCCACTGTTGTTTGGCGGTGGTGCAGGTTCAGTTATTGGCGGCGGCCTAGGCGGCCTGACCGGATCTTTTGGAGCGCAGATTGCGTTTAGTGCAATCGGCCAACAAATTGATCAGTTTGTCGCAGGCATGGTTGATGTGGGCAAGGCGCTTACCAGTGTTGGTGGTGCGGCTGATTTTATGGCCGAAAAGAGCTTATTTAGCTCTGATGCAATGCAGTTTCGCATTGAGAAACTTATAGAAGAGGGAAAGGTCACTGAAGCAGCTGCGTTGATGACGCAGGAAATGGCCAAGCAGGTTGGCGGTAGTGGCTTAAAAGCGTTGAAAGATCTTGGCGATGAAGCCAACAAGATGGGCAAGCTGTTTGGAACGCTAATGCTGCGTATCCAAGCTTTCATGGCAAGTGCGCTGACACCTTTGATTAAGTTGATCAACAGCGCAATAGGCAGTATCAACGCTCGAAGTCAGCTTGATCAGATGCTGTCAGAGGCAGGTTCTCCTGAGCAAAGGGCTCAAATCCTGCAACGTTCAAAAGAGCTAAGAGGAACCACCAAGGTAGGAAGAGCTAGCGTCGGCCTTGGCGCTTTAACTCCTGAAGTAATTGCACAGCTTCAAAAAGACTTTCCTGCAGTTATTCCAGAAGGTGCTGCTATCGAGCCAACAGGCTTGGAGCTGCTTAGAGCTGGAGACAAGGGATCAGATACAGATAAAGCGGCAAAAGACGCAGAACGGCTGGCAAGACGTTTGGCTGGTCTTGAGGCTGAGCGAACCAAGCTAGAACAACTGCTGCAGTTAGACCAGCAGATCAATACCGCAAAGCTTGAAGGAGACAATCGTCAGGTTATTGCCTTAGAAAACGAAGCAAGGCTGCTTCAATTTGCGGAAAAAGAAGCCGTAATTAGAGCATCTAAGGTGCCACAGGAGCAAAAAATTGCTGAACTTAGAAACTTGGGCCTTGAAAGAGATCGTGCGTTGCTTGAGAACGCATTCAAGCTTGACAGTTTTGACAAGCAAAAGGCTGATGACCTCGCGTTGCAACTAGACCAGCTAGATCTTCAGCTTGAAGCTGCAACAGCAATTACTCGTGAAGCAGAAAATCAAGCAAAGCTTGAGTTATTGCTTTTGAGCTTGCGAGAGTCCAACAAGGACCTGACGGAAGATCAGCTAGAAGAGCTGATGGATAAAACAAGAAAATTATTTGAGGCTCAAAATCAGGGCCCTTTGCAGTCATTTATCACTAACTCGGTCAAGAGTTTGAATGATCTTGAACAGCACGCTGTTGAGGTATCTCAAGGTATCGGTAACGCCATTGGCAACTCGCTTGTCAACGGAATGCAGAACCTTGTCACTGGAGCGCAAAGCGTCAAGGAAGTCTTTGCGGACATGTTGAAGAGTATTGCTGATGTGTTGGCTCAGCAAGCTGCACAGATGATTGCGACGTATATCGCGATTGGCATTGCCAGAATGTTTGCTGGCATGCGTGGCGGCGGAGGTAGCCAAAGCAGCCCTCCAGCACCAACTCCGCCAACAACATTGCCAGGCAGTGTTGGACTTATGGCGGCTGAAGGCGCATTTGTTTCCGGCCCAACTCGCGCTCTTGTTGGCGAAGGCGGAGAGTCTGAGTACATCATTCCCGAAAGCAAGATGCGCGAGAGCATGGCGCGGTACTCGCGTGGTGCTCGCGGTTCTGCCGTTATTCCTGAAAACGGTGGTGGCAGTGGAGCTATGAGCGAAGGCGGCGGAACAGCAGTTGCCGCACCAATCGACGTTCGTTACACCGTGGAACGTATCAACAGCGTTGATTATGTAACGGCTGATCAGTTCCAAGCTGGCATGAGGCAAGCCGCTAGTCAGGGTGCTAAACAGGGCGAACAGCAGACATTAAAGCGGTTGCAGATGAGCAGCAGCACTCGTAAGAGGGTCGGAATGTGACCCAGTTTGCTTTTGGCCACGTCCTACGGATTACGCCCAAGGACACCGTTGATTTCCGGTTTCAAAACTTTTTC